AATTTAGCTTTTGAACACTATGCTTTGCGATAAAATCATTAATAACTGTAGGCATCATAGTCAATACGGCATTAAGTGGTGTGCCACCAAGTTGATCATATTTTGAGTAACGAACACAATATGTAGCACTAACCCAAAGGCTTTTAAAAGCCTCGTCATAGTTTGATTTTGAAAGATCACTTGAGATTTGCTCAACTAGACTCACGTTGGACAAATCAACTTCGTGCGGAGCAGCCGATGGCCGCGAAGAATCTTCTGTGTAAAACCATGTCGAGGTAAAAGAATAAACACGAAAAGGAATGTTAACCTTTTTACAGAAAGTAATAAGGTTTAGTGTTTGCATAATAACATCACCAACAACATTACTCATTGAACCAGAATAATCAAGTAGAAAAATCATACCGTGTGATTTTGCATCTGCCAATTTAGTTTGACTAAGAAAAAGCTCGTCAATTAGCTTGTAAGAATGAAGTTTGTTTACATCAAGCTTTCCAGTGCGAGATTGTGTGGCGCGAGAATATTGAAAAGCTGCTTTGCGTTGTTCAAATTCACGAACTAATGTGCCAACTTTCTTATTGGTGATTTTCTTGAATTCACTGAATTTTTCAACCCTATGGGAATTTGACAAAGTATATGCACCTTCAACACCGCTACATTCGCGACGATCCGTAGCGAGCTTCTTGTAGTCAATAATTGTGTCGTAAATATAGCTTCTACGAGGCGCAATAAGTGGTGTATATCCACGTGATAATGGTGTCTCAACTTCTTTAGATAAAGTTGATTCAAAACTTTTGATAGTTTCAGACAACATGTTCTGAGGTGTCTCAGGTTCGCGACCGTCATTTGCAGAATCATCAGATTCGTCAAGTTCTGCAGAATCATCAGATTCATTGTCAGACGTTATGTCGTTAGAAGACGCGTCGCAATCTGAATCGTCAGACTCGTCAGAATCAGAATCATTTGAATGTGACTCTGAGTCATCGTCGCTCTCTTCGTCAGATTCGCCGTCGTCGGCAGAATCAGTGCATGACTTTTCACCTTCACACTCTTCTGGCTCAGACTCTTCAGACTCGTCAGACTCGTCAGAATCATTTGAATCATCTTTAGAATTCTCTTCGTTTTCAATTAACTCTTTAATCTCAAGGCAAATGTCAAGTACATCATCAAACGATTCCGCATTAAGACATTTTTTGTAAATTAACTCTTCGTCAAGTGAGAGTGGAATACTTTTAATAGTGCCAATCTTACCACGGAGATTGAGTCTGTCTAAGAAATTAAGTGAAGAAATATCTTTATCTTTAATAGAAAAGAAATCTTCATCTGTCAATATGGTGTAAGCCGTTTTAAAAATACGAGGTAAACCTGGATATGTGTTCTGAATAATGCGCTCAATACGAATATCTTCGACAATATTGCAAACGTCAAAAGGTGTTGATCCACATTTTGCGTGAAACCTTTCTAATGCGTCAACAGGTGTATAAAGAGCATGACCAACTTCGTGACCAATTAACATGTCATAAACATCTTTGCCACGATCTTTCCAAGATGGAAGACCCAATACACGGTTTTTAACGTCAAAATATGCTGTGTGCATATTACTCTCAATAACAGTGATATCTTCTTTAGCAAGAAGTTTCGCGAGTGTTGTTTTTGCTGTAAAATCTGTTTTCATAATTAATAAATGCTTCTCAATCTTATACTACTATTATACCCTATTTTAAGCCTTTTGCACAGGAGTGAATTTCATTGATAGTCAACGGCTTAGAAATCATTTAGTGTAGGCTTTAATTTTTTAATCAAATTACGCTCTAAAGAGAAGGCATTTTTGCGCCCACGAGTGATATCTAACATTTCATAAGTAATTTCTGCGCCAGATTCGTATGCATCACGAATTGATCTGCACATCGTCCAATCTTTACTCTCATTCAATGCACGACTAATGTGTTGATTCACACGAATCTTTATGCTTTTATAATAAGCACGACCACGAGCAACAGTAAGACCGATATATGTATCTTCACCAATTGTTACACGGTAAAGGACATAGTTTCTATCGTTTCTTTTCTTTCTCATTATGGTACTATTATACCATTTTAAGCTACAGCTGCACAGGAATGAATTTCATTGATAGTCAATGGCTTATGATATTTTAATAAACAAAATGACAAAAATCGCTTATTTTTATGCACAATTATCCTGCTATTTTTTATATGTTATATCTCTTTGTGTACCAACAACTTATGAAACATATTTCATTTTCATTAGTTATACAAAGTATTGACTATGAACAACTTGCGCTAGAGAAGTTATTATGTTTTTTAAACTCAATTTTAGCGGGAAATTTGCCGTCCAACAAATCTTGTTTATGTGAGATAATAAAGACATTTGAATCATCCCTAAGAGTGTATAATATCTTTATCAGATTATCCACTCCATCTGCGTCCATACTTGAATCAAATGTTTCGTCCAAGATTAAGAGGTTCGTATTAGCTGAGTTCTTCATTTTAGCGATATGGCGCCAAGAGAATAGAAGAGCTAGATCGATTCGTTGTTTCTCTCCTTCTGAAAAGGAAGAATATGAAAAGTCATCTCTGTGTCTTGACTTGATCGTCTCATTGAATGATTCATCTAGATTAAATGACACAAAGAAGTCTAAAATCTGAAGATGTTGATTAATCAACTTATTCATAACAGGAAGGTATTCCCGAATGATCTTTGTTTTAATACCCGTATCCTTTAACAGTTCAAAGATCGCTTCAATATATGTTTTAATGTGAGCTTGAGATTGTTGTTGTTTCTCAAGTTTTTTGATATGTTCCTCATTATCTTTTAATTCTGATTCAGCTTGTGTAGTATCAATTGATTTGATATCTGAATTAGATTCCATGCTTTTGATTTGATTTACACAATGCTGAATCGTACCTTCATTCATTCGGACATCAGTCTTAATCTTATTCAATTCATCCTGTTCTTGTTTCAAAGTATTCAGTTTATCTTGCAGTGTTTCAAGCTCATTATTAATACCTTTAAGAGAATCATTGATAGTTGTAGCACTCTTCTCAATATCATTCCTCTTATCAGTCTTTAGATCATCACTAATTAACTGATCACATGTTGGGCAGCAATCATTCTTTTCATAAAACTTAGCTTGCTTAACAAGCATTTTGATATCATGATTGTGTGTAGTCTTACTCGAATTTAATGTACCCTGATTTAAAACAACATCGTTAATGGACTCACTTAAGGCAGGCCACGCATCATCAAATTGTTTTTGAAGACTTTCATTGCGTTGCTGCATCAGATCGGCTTCATCTTTCAATTCTTGAATCTTCTTTTCATTTTTAACAGTTTGCTTCAGATCAATATCTTTAAGCTCTGTAATATGTTTTTTCTGAAGTCGGATCTTCTCGCGGGTAATGTTCATATCATTAACCGTATTATTAAGATCATTCTTTAACTTTGAGTATCTTTCCTTGGTAAGAACATTCATCTTGGTGAAGATTCCGATATCAAGTAGATCTTCAATCACACTGCGACGTTGTGCAGCTGGCAGTTGCATAAATGGAATGAAACTACTTGAACCCAGAACTACAACCTGATGGAATGACTTATGATTTAGTTTTAAGATATTACTCTCAAGAACTTTCTGATAATCACGCGTGTGTGACTCTTGATTCAATAGTTTATCGTTCTGATAAATCTGGAATGCACTAGGTTTGATAGACCGAAACACTCTATATTTGTTTCTGCCAACACTAAATGTAACCTCAACTTCACAGTTCTTACCATTAATGGTATTTACCAGTTGAGGCTTATTGATATTGCGATGAGGTTTTCCAAACAACGCGAAGGATAGAGCATCAAGCATTGTTGACTTACCTGCACCATTAGACCCTACTACAAGTGTAGCGGAATCTTTATTGAGTTGAATCGTTGTTGGATTATTTCCTGTACTAAGGAAATTTTTGTAGGTGAGTGTTTCAAAAATTATCATTATATGTCTGTCATGTTTTGAGCTTCAACATAGAGTTCATGCATAAGCTTTTTTAGTACTTCTTTATTCAAATCAGTTTCTGTGGCCTCAATATAACTATTTAATAGGGTGGGTGTATCAGCTGTATTAATTCCTTCGTCTTCTACATTATCACCAAGATACTCTTCAAATGATTCAGACACTTTAATTTCAAACGGGCCGATTCTTTGTAACTTATCAAACCATTTATCAAATTCGTAGAGATTCTTTTTATTGAGAATAATTACCTTAACATAAGTGTTTTTTAGGGTTTCTGTAATATCTGGAACATTATTTTCATCGTACACTAGCTTATGAAACATAGTATCATAATTTTCAACCGGTGTCAATTCCCTTGTTTCAGTATCAAGCACATGAAAATATTTCTGTTCATTGGCATCAGCAAATGTCAATTGAAGTTGGGTGCCAAGATAGTGAATGTTATTCCTGCTACTCTTGGTATGATAGTGACCTGACATCACTAGATCAAACTTGTCAAACGGCTTTGTTTCCATGCCGTGAGTGGCCTTAACACCTCGCATCATCTCAAAGCCGTCTAGTTCAAGGTGACCTGCTAAAATAGGTGCTGTAGTGTCTCGTATGGCCTTGAGTGACTGCTCTTCATTCGCAGCACACATCCATGGTAATAATAGCATATCAAGGCTATCATAAGACGCTACGGTTGGCTCAGTGACAACGTTAATATTGGCATATTGATCTAGTATCTCATTGAGAGAGTTCAATTCATTAGTGTTCTTATAATATACACAATGGTTACCAAGGATAATATCCATATGAATATCATGCTCTTCAAGTTTGGAAATAAAAGTCTTGTGATTATGCTTAAGAACCTTAAAGTTTACGTATTTGCGATGCTCAAAATAATCACCGAGATGAATAATCTTTTTAATACCATGTTCAAGTAGGTAAGGAAAAAATGTATTCTCATAAAACCTTGCAGAATAATCTAGAAAGATATCTGATCCATTCCTCACACCATGGTGAGTATCATTAATTATTGCCAATTTCATATTATTGTGCTATATAGAATTCTTCAAACTTATCAACAATCTTCTTTTTAGCTCGAGCTTTTCTTTTTTCTGACTTTCCAAATTCCTTAATGTTATTATCGCGAGTGCGAAGCATCTGAGATTTTTGTCTAACCTGATCAACAATATATTCAGAATTATTATTTTCATCAAAGTTTG